GGATGTCCTGTTTATGTTAAGAATGTGGTTAAATATACTCGTAAGACTCTTGGTCTTGGATTATTGATGTTGGCTGTTGGCGTTGTTGCGGCTGTTCCTATCGCTAAGAAGATCTGTCAAAAGGTCGTCGAAGCGAAAGAGGTCGTTGACGTTGCAGCTGATGCTGTTCGTTATAAGTTTAGAGGGGATAGTTCATGTGTCCCTGAGGGAACTCTTGTTGAAGTTAATGGTAAACAGTATTTTGCTGTTCAAACCAAAAATGGATATAAGATGTATGCTCAGGGTGCGGATGATACTCTGCTCTCTTTGCTTGGGAATCAACGTACTGTACAACAGATTCCTGTTATTTATGATAGTATTTTTAATATTGTAAATAACAAGATTTTGATTGGAAATGCGTTTGCAATTAATGATTCCCGGTTGCTTTTGCCCCTTCACATTGCTCGCAATGTGAAGAGGCTTGGTGCTGAATTGTCGAATGGTAAGATTTCGGTTTCGTTAGCTGGTTCTGTTGGAGTCGTTCAAGGATTCCATATTGAAGAATTAGGTGATGATGTTGCTGTTCTTTGTCTTGATGCTTTTAAGCTGAATGGGGTAAAGAATAACATTAAGAAGTTGAGTCGTTCGACAGTTGGTGCTGGTCTTTGTCGTCAAGTATTTCGTGACGCTAGTGGTGAGATCCATGAGTCTGATGGTTCATTTAATGAACATGATGATGATGTGGATTATGCTACTGGTGGCATTGAATATAAGATTGCAAGGAAAAATGTCCGTCAAACCAGATTGAATGGGTTTGGCGGAATGTGTGGTGCTGTGTATATCAATATAAATGAGGTCAATCGAGATAATTTGGTTGGCGGAATTGTTCTTGGTATGCATATTGCTGCTGATGAGTCTAAGGGTTTTCGTATTTTTAGAGTATTTGATGAAGTTTCTTTTACACTTACTTCTTTGCTTAACTCTTGTTATCCTGCTTTGGGCGGGTGCAAGGGTGGCATTGGTGATGCGTTAAGATTTGAAAGTGATTCCGTTCCCGTGGGTGGGAAAGTGTTGAGCCCAGGTAAATTGGGTAAGACGCGTGTACCTCCATGTGACGGAGCTGCTGATTATGATGTTGCGCATCTCTTGCCTTATGTCAAAGATGGGGCTGAGTGTAATGTACTTTTGAATGGTATTATAAGATTACGAGAATTTGGTGCTAGGGATGTTCTTATTCCTAGCAAGGTTCAACAAGTGGTTGATTTTTTGTGTAAGAAATTAAGCAAGGATGTTATCATTTGTTTGCCGGATTGGGTTGGAACTTATTCTGGAGCAGGTTATTTACCTTCAATAACTCGACAGACAGCGGCGGGTTATCCGTTGAACCAATTGCAGCCTTCTAAGGCAGTCATGTGTATGACTGATGAGGAATTGGCTGCTTGTGGTTTGACAGATAGGCCGTTGCCATCTGCTGAGGCGTTTGAAGCGTTGAATGATTTGCTTGACAGAATACGTTCTGGTCAAGAGTATGAGGCTGCTTGTGTTGTTTCGGTTAAGGAAGAACCCAGGTTGGCTTCGAAGGTTGCTGAAGGCAACTCGAGGTTGTTTGCAGGAGCTCCTGTTCATGAGTTCCTGCTGCAGAGGCGCTTTTTCATGGGTGTCCTTGCTACTTATCTCAAGAGAAATATTGCGGTCAATTCCGCTTTAGGTCTCGATCCTTCAGACTTTGCTAAGTTGCATGATTACTTGTTGGGAGATTTTAAGGCCCCTTGGATTTTGACGGCTGATTACAGTAAGATGGATCAGTGTTTTAATCCAATGTTTTTGAGTCTTGTTAATAGAGTGATACGTTCTATTGCGCTTGGTAGGCCTGTTGGAGATGAGGTAGTTAGTGATGATGACTATGTGAGAAGTGTTCTTTTGCGTCGGTTGGCTTTTAATAGGTTGATGATTGGTAATGAAGTTATCGAACCTAAGGCTGGTCATCCGAGTGGAAGTTGTCTGACTACTGTGTTTAATATAGTTGCTGACCAAATTATCTTTACTTATGCTTTTTGGGAGATGATAGGTGGCAACCTTGAAGACATTGATAGTCGGATGAGGTGTGTGTTCCTTGGAGACGATTCCATCGTGTGTTGTGACAGAGGGAATCAGCTTGACCTAAACACTTTGCAGAAGTGTGCGAATGATTGTGGTTTTACTCTGACGGGAGCTGATAAAACAGCTCCTTTGTCGTGGGTAAGACCATATCGAGGTGAGACGAGTCGTC